CGGTGAAATTGAACGTGGGCTTCACGACATCGAATCCATCGACGACCGGGGGGCCCTCGTCGAATCGCACCGCGGGCAGCGTGATGCGGAACGTCTCAAAGAAGGTCGCGGCGATGAGCGGGCCCGTGAACTCCCACACCAGGGACGTCGCACCGTCGGAGGTGTGCAGGTCGTCGAGGACGGTGTCGATGTAGTCCGTCTCCAACGAACCGGTGATCTTCACCTGGTCATTCGAGATGGGCTCTCTCTTCAGCCCGGCCTGCCCCGCGTAGAACCGCTCGACAGCCTGCGGCCGTTCCACCTTGACGCTGACCTTCCGGACTCCGTCCCGCGCCGTCTCCGTGCCGAACGCGCCAGTCTTGACGGCCATCTGCCCGAAGTGGAACGGGGCCATCGCCGGGTACGAGGCCGTCGCCAGCGTCTGCGCCTCGTCGCATGTCTTGCCGTCGAAGTCGAACGCACCGGTGAGCATGCCGCCCACCTCGCACGCGAACTCCGCGCTGGTGACCTTGCAGCCCAGAAAGGTCTTGTCCGTCACCGTGCCCGTCGTGAGCGGCACGCCCTTCTGGATCGTGAGCGACTTGCCCGCCGTATCCGCCAGCGTGTGCGTCTGCAGGTAGGCCGGTCCCGCGCCCTGCTGTACGGGTGTCACCGTGGTGCCCATGAGCGCCTGGAGCAAGAGCCCCATGCCCTTGTTGGTGACCTCCAGGTCGATGGAGCCCTGCACCTCCTGACGCGTCAGCACACGCCGCGACGACAGCGCCATCAGACGCCCCGCCGCGATGCCTGCGCTCTGTGCTGTCGTTTTCTTGAGGGCGAGGCTTTCCTTGGTGAACTCGATGAACTTCGCCGGCGCGACGAACGTGCCGTAGGTCGTCTCGGCGCTGATGCCGAGCTGGGCTCCAAGGCCCGAACCGATCGCCATCAGAGATCAGCTCCCTTCGCGGCACGCGCCGCCTTCTTCGCCTCGGCCGCGGCCTTCAGGCCGGGCTCCTCGACGGACTCCCAGTTGGTGGTCTGACAGACGTAGCCCTCGAACCTTTCGTCCGGGACCTCGACGACGGTGTCCGGCTCGACGAACAGGTCCCCGAGCTCAGGCACGGTGACCGGTTCCGAGCCCACGTAGCGCACACGCGCCATGGCTGTCTCCTTCTTGGATGGGGGTGGATCAGATACGGGCCTGGCAGGTCACCGTGAAGCCGAGACCCGCGATGCTGCCCTCGGCCTGCAGCTGGGTCAGGTCGCCGGCCGTCAGGTGCGCCCACAGGACCGTCCCGTTCAAGGTCGGCGCGGTGGGCGCGGCGCCGGTGGCACGCAGCGCTGTCTCGACCTCGCCGACGAGCGCGAACACCTCGTCGCGGCGGGCCTTCATGTCCTTGTCGCCCGCGCGCGCCTCGGCGTAGCAGGTGATCGCGAAGGCCTCATTGCGGGTGCGGGCACCGGCCGCGTTGAACTCCTGCTGCAGCGACACGGCGGCCTCGCCGTCCGGACGCCAACCGACGTACAGGCGCCGCAGCTGGGCGTAGTTCAACGCCTCCGGCCCGTCGACGATGGCGACCTCGGCGAGCGCGGGTGCCGCCCGCAGGATGGCCAGCAGCGCGTCGACGGCTGCCGGGACACGGGAGGTCATCATGCGAAGCCCTCCAACTGACGGTCACCCTGCAGCAGCTGCAAGGCACGGTTCGGGATCGCGTAGCCGAAGCCTGGTACCTGCTCGGTCGCCAGGAAGTCGTCGCTGCTGGACGGGCCGCGCGCCGCACCGAAGTTCGTGCGCCACAGATGCTGAAGGATCAGCTTCGCCGCCAGCGACACGTTCGCCGGGATCGTGGCCCTGCCTGCGGTGTAGGTGATGCGGTACTCGCCCGGCCAGAACGGCAGGACGTCCGAGCGGCGCACGATGCCCGTGTCCGGGTCGATGTCGAGCGCGCCGACCTCGATGGGCAGCTGCCACGACTGGATACCGACCACCGACGTCACCGATAGGACCGGGCGGGTGTGCAGCACGACGGAGTATTGGCCGCCCCGCACGACCTGCTGCACCGTCCGCCGGGCCACGGGCCCGACGAAATACTCGACGCACTGGGTGGTGGCCTCGATGAACTCCCGCAGTTCCTCGTCGTCACCCGTTGAGGTTGGCGGGATGGCGAGCTTGGCCTTGGCTGCCGCGAGGGAGAACAGTAGCGGCGGTGCGGCCTCCCGCACGTCGATGACGTCCGTGTAGGCGCAGGCCGGGCCGGTGAACACCCAGCGGACCGAGTGCCGTCCGGCCTGGGTGGTGACGTAGTCGAAGGAGTACTTGCCGGCGGTCACCGGGGGATTCGTCACGGCCGGGGTCGCGGTCGTGCCGTCCGGCAGGCCGATGGTCAGCGTGACGCCGACGGCGTTGGCGGCCGTGCCGCCCGCATCGGTGCAGGTCGCGGTCAACCGCGCGGTGTCGCCGAGATCGAACGGCACAGCTCACCCCTCTCGTCAGCTCTTGCTGGCCCGGGCGCCGCGGCTGGACGCGGTCTGCTTCGGCCGCGAGTCGGCAGCGTTCTCCTTCGCCTGCGGGCCGCCGCGGTGGGCTCCGTCCTCGGCGAGGGCCTCGCGGATGGCGCGGGCCTCTTCAGTGACCTGCCCGGCAACGCCGTCCTGGCCCTGTTCGGCGAGCTCCTTGGCCTGCTCCTCGAGGCCGGCCGCCTGCTCTTCCAGCTCTCCCCGGACGCGGGCGATCTCCGCCCGGACGTCGTCGGCCGCGGCCTTCCGGGTGTCCCGGCGCGGTCCGTTCTCGCAGTTCTCGAGCTCGGTGTTGAGCCCGCGCAGTTCGGCGATGCGGTCGTGCATGCCGCTCTCCCTTCCAGACGAGGCAGGCCCGCCACCAGCTGGTAGCGGGCCTGCGAAACGGTGTGGATCAGAAGCCAGCCGGCGCGATCAGGCCGGTACCGGAGATGACCGAGATCGTCTCCGGGCGCCGGTCGGGCATGAACGCCGCGTAGTTGTACACCTGCAGCCGCACCTGCAGCGTGTTGGAGAGGACCTCCTGCAGCACGCGGGTGCGCATCGACCCTTCCCACAGGAACAGGTCGGAGGTGCGCATCGTGGCGATGCGGTCCTCGTTCGTGCCCGCGCCGAGGTTCGACGGGATGTTGCCGTCGGCCAGCAGCGGGAAGTTCAGCACCCGTCCGACGGGGCCCTCAACGTCGCCGCCGGTCTGCAGGGCCAGCGGGTTGAAGGGGGCGTTCGTCTCCGGAAGGATGAACGGCCGGTTCTGGCTGTCCAGCTGGCTCGCCATCCAGAACCAGCGCGACGGGGTCAGGAACACCGCCGTCGGCATCATCTTGCGGTTCTTCGCCGACAGGGACAGCGCCTGCATCAGCGGCGCGTAGGTCTCCGGCAGCGTCGGCGTGGCATCCGTGTACGTGACGGCGTTGATGCCGGACACGTTCAGGACGCCCTTGAGCTGGCCGGCGGCGCCCGAACCGGACCAGCACTGGGTGTCGAGGCGCTGGTTGTAGTCCGCGATCAGGTCGGCGAACACGATCTCATCGAACGCGACCGGGGACTGGTCGAGCAGCCGGATCGCGATGTCCTGCTGGCCCGCGATCGTGCGCACCGGCGCCGTCACGAACGTGTCCGTCATGTCCGTGCTGGTGACCGTACCGGCGTCCGCAGTCTGCACACCCGTCGCCGTACCGGTGGCCACCTTCGGCACGTTCACCGAGTCCGTGCCCGCCGGAAGCGGCAGGTTGCGGACAGTGTTGGCGAACGTGCGGCCGAAACGCGGCAGGTCGATGTACTGGTCGACCAGCCACAGCGGCGGCACGAAGTAACCGCCCTGCCCGTCCGTGCGGTTCGGGTTGACGCGCTTCTCGAACACGCTGCCCTTGTCGACCGCGCGCAGCTCCTGCTCGGCCAGCTGCGTGCGCCGCTGCTCCCGCTTGGGCATCTCGACGTCGAGCTCCTGGGTGTGGCGCCGCAGACGGTCCTGCGCTGCCGAGACACCGCCGTCACCGTCACCGCGGCCCATCTGGGCGCGGACCACGTCGAGGAAGTACGAGTGCTTGGTGCCGCGCTCGTAGGTCTTCGGCTCGGACACCACCTCGACGCGCGGCCCCTCCGGGGCGTTCTGCCCGTACTTGGCGCGCAGCTCGGCCGCCGTGGCGGAGCGCTTCTCGTCCTCCTCCAGCTCGGTGACGCGGGACTGGAGGTCCTCGAGCTCGGTGTCCTTGGCGCGGATCTCGGCGCGCTTGGCGTCGAACGCGGTCTGCTCGTCGGCGGACAGCTTCTCCCGGCCGGCCTTCTCCGCAGCCGTGACGATGGCGTCCAGCTCGGTCTTCAGCGCGGCCCGACTTTCGAGCGCGCTCTGCATCTGCTTGCGCAGGTAGGCGAGCATGGCTCGCTCCCTTCAGGGTTATCGGATGGGTCGCGCCCGCTGAACCGTCCGGGTGGTGCCCCAGGTGGTGGCGCGCGAAAGCGCGCTCCGGCGTGGGGTCCGGCGCGTCAGGTGGTGCAGGCGGAAAGCGGCTACAGGGCCAGTGCGGCAGCCTGTGCCTGGTACAGCGAAAGCGGATGCCCAGCCGTCGGCTTGGGCTCCACAGGCGGCGCGAGGCGGCGCTGCAGGCGCTCATAGAGCGCGCGGGCGTCGTCGTCGCCGAGCTTGTCGAAGTCGGCCGCCCGCAGCGCGGGCTGTACCGACGTGGCTGGGTTGGCGCCGAAATTGACGACGCTGACGTCTCCGCGATGCAGGTCGACCTCGAGGATGTCCCGCTGGTCGTAGTCCGGCGACCACATCTGGCGGGTCACACGGAACGCAAAGCTCATCTCGTCGACGCTGCCGTCCTCCAGGGCGAGCAGCATGTCCTGGACATCCGACCGTGCCGCGGTGACGTCAGCCTCCATGTGCAGGCCCGTCGAGTCCTCCGACAGGCGCAGCGTCCCGGCCTTCGTGTACGCCATCGCCAGGCCGCCATGGTTCAGCAGCAGCTGCACCTGGGGGGTCTCGGACAGCGTCTTCGTGAACGCGCCCGTGCGGACGACCTCGGCGTAGGAGCCGAGGAAGTCCCACATCTCGTAGGGCTCCTCAACGACCGAGGCGTAGCCGGACACGGTGGAGACACCGGAGGCGCCGTCCTTGGCGCGGGCTTCCAGGTGCACGGGGTAGGCGCGGCGCACGATTCCCGTGACGGAGGCGCGCGCACTCTTATCGGTCATCAGTGACCTCCCATCGGGCTGATCTGGACCTTGCCTGGCGCCGGCGGTGGCGCGGTGGGCTTGTCGCCCCATTCGACCGGGCCCATGTCTTCGATGTCGCGGACCTCATTGACGGTCTCCCACTGGTTTTGCAGGGCGAGCGTGTGTGCCTTGAACCGGGTCAGCAGATCGGTGCGGACCAGCGCGGCGCGGTT